GCGCCCGGCGGCGGTGAATGTTGGCCTAGACTTAGACGCCGATGTCGTCGAACACTGGCGGAACCGGCAACCATCCGCCGGCGTCATCGTCGGGGCTGACGCTCCTGCAGTGACGGCGGGCGCGCCGATGGTGGCCACCATCGGCGGGAATGGCGGTGCTGGACCGTCGCTCTTGCCGATGAAGGCCTGTAACGGCAGTGGTAACGATGATTACCGGCGTCGCTCGGCATCGCTACCGCTGCCCGCGGTCACCGGTAGCGATGCCGATAGCACCTGGTCGTTTCTGCGGATGTCGGCTTTGGATTGGCTACGGTTGAATGGGGCGGATTTGGGTCCAGATGATTTCGTCTATGCTGATCCGCCCTATCTGCATGATAGCCGGTCGAGCGGTCGAGACTTCTACAACTACGAATTGACATACGAGGATCATGAGCATCTGATCGCCTTGCTGCTCCGGTTGCGGTGCAAGGTGATGGTTTCGCACTATCACCACTCCATGTACATGAATGGCCTCAAGGGCTGGCGCTGGGATGCTTGTCGGACGGTTGATCGGGCTGGTAACGAAAAGACCGAGTACATTTGGTGCAACTATGACCAGCCAACCCGCTTGCATGATTACCGATGGCTGGGGGCCGACTTCCGTCAACGGCAGAACATTAAGCGCAAACAAGCGCGGTGGGTTGCCAACTTAGCGAAGATGGATCGGCTCGAACGACTTGCAATGATGGAAGTGTTAGAACAGGAGTTTGGAGGATAATATGGGCGAGAATAGTCAAATTGAGTGGACCAACCACACGTTTAATCCGGTGATTGGCTGCACTAAAGTTTCCGATGGGTGCAAATTTTGCTACGCCGAAACGATGATGGATAAGCGCTACGGCAAGGCCAAGTGGGGGCCGGGGCAAACCAGAGTTCGCACTTCGGCGGCAAACTGGCGAGAGCCGTACAGGTGGAATAAGCGAGCAGAAACGCAAGGGCGGCGGGCGCGGGTTTTCTGTGCGTCGCTGTCTGAGGATCATTCCGATTGGATTGGGCCACGCGGCGATCTGTTTGCCATGATTGCGGAAACGCCTTGGTTAGATTGGCTGTTGCTCACCAAGCGCCCTGATGGGTGGGCGGATCGCCTTCACGAAGTTGTTCAAAACAATCATGACGGCGGTGATATGCTTGCGTCTCAATGGCTCGATGGGGATGCGCCGGCCAACGTCTGGATCGGGACTTCGGTCGAAAATCAGGCGGCGGCTGATGAGCGAATCCCGCATTTGCTCAACATCCCGGCGAAGGTGCGGTTCCTGAGCATGGAGCCACTGTTGGGGCCGGTCAACTTAACGGGCTTTGCGTCCCCGCTCTGGGGTAGATTGCCGGCGAATCAGTTTATTAGCTGGGTGATTGTCGGCGGTGAGTCGGGCCACAATGCGCGCCCTGTTCATCCCGGCTGGGTGCGGTCCCTTCGGGATCAGTGCCAAGGGGCGGGGGTGCCGTTTTTCTTTAAGCAGTGGGGCGAGTGGCTCGATCAAGACTGCATGACGGCCGCTCAGTATGAGATTGCCGCGGTTTTAGATCCAGAGTCGATTGGCGGGGTTCGTCGGTACAAGCGCGATGGCTTTTTGTTTCCTACTCACGACAGCCTTGTTTTTCGGATTGGCAAAAAGAACGCCGGTCGGCTGCTCGATGGCGTTGAATGGGGCCAGTTTCCGGGGGCATTATGAGCGCAACAAATCGCGGTGCAATCCGCAATGCCAACGACCACTACGCTACCCCGGCCCCAGCAATTGACGCGCTATTGTCGGTGATGCTGATTCCGTATAATATCACCTTTCTGGAGCCGTGCAAGGGTGAAGAAGGGCGAATTATTGAGCGAATTACGTGCCATCGGCGACTGTGGTGCGAGATAGCCGAGGGGTTTGATTACTTGGCCTACCAACCAGAGCGCAGGGCCGATCTCATCATCACCAATCCGCCGTTCTCGCAGGCGCTAGAGTTTTTGCAAAAGAGCCTGGCGGAAGCCGATTGCGTGATCTATCTGCTCAGACTGAATTTTCTAGAGAGCCGCAAGCGTCGCGCCTTCTGGCAAGCCAACCCACCTACCCACTTGTTGGCACTGGCCGAACGGCCATGTTTCACCGGCGATGGTCGCACAGATGCAACGGGCTACGGTTGGTTCTGCTGGGATAAGCGCGGATTCGTTAAGCTGCCTCCCGGCGTGCATGTGCTCTGATCGGGCGGGGGATCAGGCTGTTGCCGAACTCCGAAGCGCACGCTCTGCTGGTTCGATCTCGGTCACGTTGCGACAAATGGCGTAGTCGCTTGGGCATAATCGTAAGCTCTGAGGGCTGGATCGGGGTCGATCTGGCTCTTTTTCGTGGAAATTGGGCGGAATTGGGATTTGACAAACGGAAAGATTGATTGTATACTATCAATCAAGGCAAGGCAATTGAGCCAAGCCGGTGAGCAGAATGAGAGGAGCAAATCATGAGCATGGACATGGCGGAAGCAACAAAACTCGCACAGGCCGCAGTCGAGACCGTAACCGTTGGCAACCCTGAACCCGTCGCTGATACTACCGTGCTTTTTTTGAACGCCGACGGTACTTACAGTGTAACGGACAATGGCGAGGAAGTTGTTTGCAAGACGGCCAGCCGTGCGGTCGAAATCATTGTCGAGAACTTGACCGCCGCCTACGGCAACGAATAATCCAGTCGTGCAGCGGCTACCCCCAGCCGCCCCACTGTCAGTCAGTGCCCCCGCTCAAGGCGAGCGGGTGGGCGTGGATATTATAGCGCATAGGTTCCGCAGTTTTCTGCGGAAGAAAAGAGGAACAATGACCGCTGAACAAAAACGAACACAATTGCTAGAGCAACTCAAAGCTGCTGGCGTCAAGGCCCCGGCTACCATGTATCCCAAACGGGATATGTGGACGGATAACACCACGCCGGACGATATGTTCGACCGGATGCAAGCGCATCTAATTCAGTTGCAACAAGATGCGGACTATCAGGAGCAGTACGGCAAAGCGGCTTAATCCCCACTCTTGCCCCTATCAGCAGCCGTTGGTAGGGGAAGGGGTGATGATTAACACAGTGCCGACCGCCCCGGCTAATGGGCGGAGAAGGAATAAATCAATGATTCGCAAAACCATAACCGCAATCGACGCATGGGACGCCAATTATCAAGGCGTCATGATGGATGGGGAAGGGAATTTCTATCCGCTGGAAAATCCAGTGCCGGAAGGGTTTTATTACGCAGGGATGCCAGCCGAAACAACCATTGAGCGGATACACTGGCATGATTCAGCGTATGCTGGCAGAAATCAATGTTCAGTTTCGTTCGACGTGGTGGTTCGCCAAACCACCAACGAGTGGGGCAGAAAAGTGGGCGGCACGAGAAAAGAATATGTCGGCGGTCTGTCAGCCGGCGCGCTTGTAAAAAAAGGAAAGCTGACCATCCTGGGGATGCAGCATTTCGCCGAATAAATATACTATGCCTTCGTGCGGTCGGTGGTCAAACCGCACACCAAGCCCATGACCGAAAAAACTTACGAAGCGCGCCCCGATGGCCGGCGCAACAACGGCGGTAAACGCGCTGGCGCTGGCCGCCGTGCTACCACGCCCGAACCCGAATCGTTGCGCTTGCCCGCGTCGGCGCGCCAAGAGTTGCGGATTTTGCTGCTCAATCAGCGGTCACTGCGCAACAATCAGCAGTTGAGCCAAGCCCAACTGTTGACTGAATTCATTCATGCTAAGTGGCTCGAATATACAGAATGATCCGAGTTACGCCCCCGGGAGAAACCAGAGTAAAGGCCAGTCGCACTAGGCGGTTTTGAGATCGCGCTGCGTGGCGTTACTTCAACACACGGGGCCAGCAGAATGATCCGAGTTGCGCCCCCGGGAGAAACCAGAGAAGAGACCCGTTCCAACCACTGTAAGCCCCTCCCGGCTTCCCCTGCGGCCAACTCCGCTCCCGCGGGCGAGGGACACAATAAAAGAGGCTCCGATCTTAGTGATCGGAGCCTCTTTTATTTTTCCTGCGCTATCACCCACTCGATAGCGGCTTTGATAACATCGCCATGACAACTCTGGGGGCTACACCAGCAGCCAAGCTGTAGATCCCCAGATTGCGCAATGGTCGCCAAATGCCGCAGTTCTTTCGACGCCTCACTTTCTGGATTCTTCATCTGCATCCACAGCCATTGACGGAAAGCTTCAATCGCCCCACCCCGCTCCGGAAAATTCTCCGGTCGGTAGGGATTCCCCAGCGGCGAACCGGCCCACGCGCCCAACTTGCGACCCACGTAGACGAAATTGGGCGGCATATCGCTTGGATGTTTGCCGCGCACACTGACGACGGTGATCATAGCCGTCACTCTCCGATCAACTGCATGAAGACTGCCGCTATTTCTGCCTCAATTTCGGCGCGCTCCTCATCTGCGCTAGGGTTTGGATCTTCTGCCAACTCGCGGATTCGGGCGATCTGCTTGCGCCAGTAGCCAAGATGCTCAATTGTGACGGTGATTTCATTTGCTTCTGATTTGGTTTGGATTGCCAAATCGTGATAACGACAACACGGATCGCCTGTCTCGGCGTTGGTAAAATTCTCCTGGTCTGCACATTTGCCATCCGCTTTTGATAAAAATTCACACTTGCGCAACTCGCAGCCGGTCATAATAAATCCTTGCCCGTTACAAGGCCACGGCGCCGGGCGCGTAATTATGAGCGCAAATATCGTTCGATGTCGTTTACTGCCTTTTGCTGTGCTTGCCAGTCATCCGCGCTTGTGTCTGTCATCCAGTATCCGCCGTCCGGATGGCGCGGATCAGGGATCCACTTGCCGCCTTGCTCGCGCTGTGATTCTTTCAGAATGTCGTCTAGAATCTCGTAATTGCTGCGGCTTCTCTTGCTCATGATAAAATCTCCTGTTTGAATGTGGACATGGTACACTGTCCATGCCCTAAAGTTGATATATGGGTACAGGTGGCGGTGAGTTTTCCGGCCCGTCGCCACCTGGATACCTTAAGCCCAAAGCTGATCGCCGTCCGACTCAACCTGCGTTTTTGGCGTGTTGTTGGCTGGTAGGGCGGTCCGCCGCTCCTCTGCCTGCACTGACCATTGGGTGTCGGCAACGGCCTTGCTATCCAGATCGACAAGCCGTTCATCTGGATAGTCGAGAGTGAAGGCAATTTTTAGCGCTTTCTTCTCCGCACGTTTTTGCGCTTTGTCTTCTTTGGTCTCGGTGGCAGCCAACTGATCGGCCATGAATTTCCCCAGCTTCTTGACGTATCGGGCGTTTTTGCGCCAAAATCCATAGGAGATAGTCGGCACGTAAGGAATGCCCAACTCTTTACACTCTCTCGCCACGTCAAGCCGGTACAACTCGCACTTGATGCCAACATCCTCCGGTGTGTAGTTCTCACCTACGCGCTTAGCTGTCTCTTCGGGCGGCAGTGGAGTAAACACCGGAGTGTACTTGGCTTGGCGCTGTGCCGCCCGTCGCCAAGCCAGAATACCCACGTCAACGATCCAATCGTCATCGTCGCAACCCTCATAAGCGGGATAGATCCAAATATCTCCAGAGAAAATATCAAGGCGGTGCATGGTGGCGATTTGACAGGCGCGCCAGATCGTAGCATCAGGAGCTTTCTCCGCTCCCTTGATCAACTTGCGCACCCGGCGCACGAGGGAGGCGATTTGCAGATCCTCACCATAAACGGCCAGCGGTTGAACAGAATCTGTCTTGCTGGCAATCTCTAATTTCTGCGTGTCAATGGCTTGCACTGGCATAATTTCCCCCTTGCGGTATCCAAACGTGACGAGCGACGCCCGTCAACGAAAATAGCATCTGTGCGCCATCCAGAAAACCCTCGTTGTACGCTTCCCACTGCGGACTACACAGCGGGAAATACGTGCTACCCTGCTGAGGGTTGCCTTCGGTGGCATCTTCAAAGCCGAACGAATAAGCGGTTTCGGTGATGTCCTGGATGGACACGTTGATAATTGCAGGCATGATTTCCCCCTATTTTCCGTAGCTGGCAATCTCACGAACACGACCGGCGCTGTCAACCTGAAAGCGCTTCCACTCGCTACCGTATGGCCGATTTGCCGAGACGGTTCCAACGAATCCAGCAGGAAGCACGCTTTTTACGGCACCCTTTGCGTCCGCTCCGACACCGGTCACAGTCTTTCCATTCAACTTTACATCATAAGCTTTCATGCGTCGCGCCTCCTGGTAAATTCAATGATTCCGTACAGATATTATAACCCAAAACAACCCAAAACGCAAACGGCGACGGGCGCAAAACGCTAACAAGCGGCACCCCGGCAGTGCCGGAATGCTGATATTTTATTGTCGATTTCGGATGTTGAGGCGAGACAAAAGACTGAGGACTATGGCAGGGGGAACGATGACGATGGGGCCGCTCTGGGCAAGAAAAAGCCCCAGCCAGGCGGCCAGGGCTAAAATTAAAATAGCGACATTTGCGCCCCACCGGGCGGCGGCTGTGCAGCGGGCAGACCGGGAGACCAGCGAGATCTGCCAGGGGCAGCAGAGCAGGCAGAGCAATGATTACAGTAGCAAAATGGATGATCTGCCCCACTGGCCCCCAGCACGAGCGCCCAGCCGCCACAGGCAGGACACACGCACGAGAAAGACCGCACGCGCAAAGGGCGCAGCAGGGGGGCGGCGGCAGTGGCAGCAGGGCCAGGGGAGCAGGACGGGCAACGCAGCGACGAACAACGGCCAGTACATTCGGGATTCATGATCATTTACTCACTTTCGACTTAGGCGAGAGAAACAGGGCGGCGCGCCAGAAGCAAGGCGGGACGCACCAGGGCGGGAGGGGGGGAGCAGCGGGAAGCAAGGGAGGCAACGCCGGCCCACCGCGGAAGACCCCGACCGCGGCGGGCAAAATTACAGCAGCGCGCCGGCGACGGCGGACGCCAGAGCGGGGAGTGAGGCCACCCCCCCAGCGGGGAACCAGAAAGCGCGATGCGCCCCCGCAGGACCGAACGCGCCTGGAAAGGGAACCGACCCGGCGACGGGAACGAGGACGGCGGCAGCGCCGCCAGGGACGGCGCGCCAGCGGCGGGAGCCGCGGAGGAAGCGGCCAGCGGCAACCCCACCGGCAAAATTAAACAGCAACGCAACGCCGGACGGCGACCGCGGGCAGGCCACCACCGCCACCGACAGCAGCCCGCCGCGGCGGAAGGCCGACCAAATTAATGATTTGACTGCCCCCCCAGAGACAAGCACGGGGCCAGCCCAGGGGGAGGCGGAAAAATTATGATTCACAGCGCACCCCCCACCGGCAGCAGCCGAGCGCGGCGGGCGCGCCCCCAGGAGACAGCCCGCAGGCCGAGGGAGGCAGCGACAGGGCCGACAGCAACGCCGCGGGGGGCCACCACCAGCCACCAGGCGCCGCCAGCAAAGCCGACAGCGGCAGACAGGCCGCGGGAGGACCGCACCCAGCCCAGGGCGGCAGCAAGGCGGGCGACAGCGCCGCCCCCAGCGAAGGACAGCGCCGCCACCGAGGGAGCAGCAGCAAGACGGGAGGAGGAGAGCGCAGCAACGGACGACGGAATAAAATTCATATTAACCCCCAAGGAAGGCACCAGCCGCGAAAGAGCAGAGAATTGATGAGATTATTATAACCCAAAACAACCCAAAGCGCAAACGGCGACGGGCGCAAAACGCAACAAGGCGCCGCCCCCACCACCCCCAGCACGGCCAGGGCGACGAACGCAGCGCGGACGCCGAACCACATATTAGGAAAAATTTTTGTGGCGGCGTGAGATCGAGAAACGGAGACAAGATCGCCCGCCTGCTGTTAATCGGCAAAAAAGAGGGGGGTGGGATCTAGGGTGTCACGACCTGCCGGCTTACCGTCTGAGGCAGTTTGAATTTTGTTTTTGGATTTGCTTGGAATGTTACAAGGTTTGGGATGCTGGCAAGAATGGGTATGTAGATTTGCGAAGTTGAGCCTCACAGTTGACACAAATCCAAAAACAAAATTCAAACTGACTCAGACATTATTTTTCCCCGCCAGGCCAACCGCGATGATAAGCTGGAAGGCCTGGCGGGGGAAAATAATCACGGGAAACCAGAATGGCGTGAGTCCTGCGATCTGTGATCCGCTGTGGCGTGAGATTGCGCTTCGGCGATGGTTTCAAGATAGGATCTTTGCTGGCTTGCGTGGGCTTCAAGTTTCTGTCTCAAATTCGGCAATGAGCTACAAACGCGGCGGGGGTGCGGGGGTGCTTGGGGGCAGATCGCCCCCAGCCGGCGTAGGAGCGACTGCACCGGAGCCGGGAGCGGGAGCGGGTAGGGGCCCCCCGCTGGCCGTAGGCCAACCAACGTCAACGCAAGTGCGCGGAGATCGGGCGAGAGCGGGGATCAGGTTGCCGAACTCCGAAGCGCACGCTCTGCTGGTTCGATCTCGGAGACATGATCAAACGTGGACGGGGATCAAAGTGCGGATGAACAGAATGATCCGAACCGCGCCTACGGGAGAATCAAGAGCAAGGGCCCGTTCCAACTATCTAAAACCCCTCCTGACTGCCCTTGCGGACAACTCTCGGTCACGGCGATCCAACGCCGCTAAGACGAATGATTGCAGGCATGCCACGAACGGAGGTGCAAGCCATTAACAACCCAAAGAGTGAGGTTGACAGCAGGGCGTACCATCAAGTGATTTTTCGTCCTGCCAGAACCAGGATCGAAAGCGCGCCGGGATCGAATAGCCGATCACACCACCTTTTTCCCCAAAAAAAAGACGCACCCTTACCGGATGCGCCCTGAAAACTACTTGGCTTGCTGCTTGGCTTTCCACTCCTGGAACCATGCCTCAAAGTTGGCTCTTGGCATGTACCAGCGCCCCCGCTTCTTGTGTGCTGCCGGGATTGTCCCACGCGTGCAGGCGTTGACCAGGGAGGTGATCGGGATCTCAAACCCCTCACTTCGTGCGATCTCTTGGGCCTGCGCGCTGCCGATGAACTCGCCAACCTTCTGACCGGCCAGATACTCGCTGATCGCCGTATGCAACTCGGTCAACTCGGCGATGTTGGCCAACCGCATGACATGCAACGGCTTGTCTGGATGCGTGATGAAAAGTTCGTCGCTTTTGTGGCTGAGCTTTTGCACTTGAAACATGATTCTTGCTCCTTAGAACGATTCTAAAATAGATTATCCGTCGCACCCAACGCAACGCCGTCGATCACATAGTGGCGCGCCGTGGTCTCTATGCTCTTATGCCCTAGTTGCCTCTGGGCAATCCGAATGTCGCGCTTTGCTAACTTGGTACCCACAAACCGGCGAAAGTCATGCGGCTTGATATGCTCTAGCCCAACCTTAGCAGCATACCGCTGTACCATCTGCCAAGCGCTGACGCGGGTCATGGGCCTAGCAGATGGGTCACGGCTACCTCGGCCACCAAAGGAGGTGAAGACGAACGGCGATTCGATGCCAAGCCGGTCGCGCGCCCGTAACCAGGAGTCGATAGCAGCCTTGGCGCGCTTACCCAGCGGTCGCGCCTCGGCTTCATCCATATTCTTACCCCAAACCCACGCCACCCACCCCGCTCCGTCCTCGCCATCTTGCCATTGCAGATCAGCCACCTTGAGCGCTACCGCTTCACTGATACGCATACCGCATTCTGCCAGCGTCATCAGCAGCGCACGGTGCATCTTACCTGCCGGCGTCGCTACGTTGGGCGCTTCGGTGATACGGGCCATGTCTTCCGCGCTGATGGGGGTCCGTGCGTGCTTGCGTACCCGATCCTTGTTGGCCGACCGGCGCAAGCCTTTCACATGGCGAAACTGTTCGGCCAACTCATAGCTGATGTAGCCTTGCTGGGCCGCTTCCGCCATGATGCTACGCACCGACGCTAACCGCTGATTGATCGCGCTGACGCTGTATTGTCGCTGGTCGCCTGCCTGCGTTTGGTAGCCATCCGAAAACATGTTCTGCCGCCATCGGGCAAGGGCTGCGGGTTGTAGCGCATTGCCCCAACTGGCGGCAAAGAGGACATAGGCGGCGAAATGAGACCGATACTGCTGGATCGTGTTGGGGCTTTTGGTGCCGGCCAAGATCGACGTGTCGAACTGTGAGCCAAGGGCCAAGCCTTGTTGCTGATAGAGGGCAATTTCACTCATTGGCTACCTCTTGCCGCAAGTCGCCGTTTCCCAGACGTTCATTAAAGATGGCCGCAAGATCGGGATCGTATTCGTGCGCCATCTCTACAAGCGCTTCATGAGCGGTTACGAATTCGTTGGCCCAAAGCGTATCTCCGTCGCCATTAGCAATGATTCCATTAAGGATGCCCCAAAACGCTTGCAGCATTCGCCGGGCTTGATCGTGCTGCTCATCGATCTTAGCAGCCATCAGCCTGATCTCGGTGACGGCGCGCTTATTGACATGCGGGCCGTAATTGTTTTCATACCACCAAACCGACTCATCAATGCTCGATGCTGCGCTGTTGACTTCGCTCATTTGCCGATCTCCTTATAGCCTAACAAAACGTTGTTTATGTATGCCTAACAGACTGTCAAAAGACAGCGACATTAACAAAACGAAAGTGCCAAAAACGGCAACCGTAAAGCCACTTTTGACACCGATTGCAAAACGTTGTACCATGAACAAAACCCCCATAGAGATTGGAATGCGCCTGAAAGGTTGCACCACAACCGACTCCCGTTGCGGATGTTCCGACCGTCCCCGCAACGGGAACTTTTTTATCTAAACCTCTCACGCAAAACCACCACCACCAACAACGCCAGCAGCAACACGACTGGAAACCATTCATGACCTGCCGGCGTGGATGCTAGAAGCCTCTCTGACTGGCTGAACATTTTCTGCTGTTTCTCCTTTCGGTAGGTACTTGGATAACTTTTTGTCGCATTCAAAGCAGATGCACCGCGAATTCTCATCGTCAACGTCTTCGATCACCAAGTGGCATTCCGGTACGAATCTTCCGCACGCGTCGCACCTTTCCTGTTCGTGTTTCATGTAATCACCTCCTGCCGCCTATCATAACCCAAAACAACCCCGTTGTCAACAAGACAAATTGCTGATACTTTGCGGCTATCGAAAATCATGGTACAATCTCGCCCGCGGACGACAACGCATGGTTACCTCCTTTGGTTGATGAGAAGAGCGAGCAGAAAGGGCGATCTGGAAACAGGTCGCCCTTTCTGCGTCTTAGGGCCACAAACGGTATACTTGCCGCACTACAACAAATGTGTTACTATCTGCGCCGGACGGTTGCCACTCAAGGTGGGTGGGGAACCGTCTTTTTTTATGCCAAAAATTCTGCTGATAGCACCCCGATCAACCGGCCTTGTGGTCGAAGATGAAGTTCAGGACATTTTACGCAGTGGGCTAGATGTAACCCCGATCCTCGGCACGGTCACACTGCAAGAAATCCTTGATGACTCCGGTGAGTATGACATTCTTTGGATTGCTGCGCATGGTGGGCCGGACGGGGTGCGACTATCAGGCGATCAACTATGGCGCACAGATGAGCTAATCGACTACGCCAAGGACTTTGCGCTTATTGTGCTGAACACCTGTAGCAGCCTTGAAATTGCGCAGGGGATTAGCAACCGATGGGGCGCCGGCGTCATCTGCACCATTGCCGATGTTGGGGATCGGGACGCTGGACGGGTCGCCGCCCGCTTTGCTCGTGCGCTGTCAACAACCGGCAACCCTAGCGACGCATACGAATACGCCAAACGGGGCGCGAATCAAACATATCTCTACGTAGGGGAACGACGCACGATGGACAACAAGCAAGACCTTTCCGCCAAGATTGACGAACTGTCTCGGCAGGTCACGAAGATCGAGATCATGCTGAACAAGGACATCACTCTCTTGGCGTCGCGGGTCTGGTTGCTGGAACGAATCGTCGTCGGCTTGATTGTGCTTTCCCTATTAGAGTCTTGGCTGATCATCTACTGGATGAGGGGGATTGGATGAGCATCTTTAATCAAGCGGTTGAGTCAGTCCACAAGCGCGGCTTTCATAGCGCTGTGCCGTCGATACATTTCCACAACGTGCGCCTTATGGCCCAACTGGCGCGCCTGGCCGAAGAGATCGGCGAGTGGAGCGAGAGCGGGGGTAATGTCAGTGAGCTGGCCGATGTGGTGATCGTGGTCGCCCAAGTGGCTTGGCTGTTGCAGGTCGATCTTCATGAAAGCACGTTCGATGTGCCAACCAGCCAAACCGCCAACCTTTCCGAAATGTTGGGGACGCTGACCCGCGGCCTACGTAAGAACGACGCCACCATGATCGCTATGTCGCTGAATTGCCTTGTGGCCGATTGCGTGTTGCTGGCGCGTGAAAATGGCGTTCTTGACCTGAAATTTATCATTCAGGCCAAGCTGACGGCTGACGAGAAGCGCGGGTATTTGCATGGTGCGCGCCTCAACTAATCCGCTAAGGGAGTTACTTTATATGGGCGGGAACTGGTACGAATCAGCCGAATCTCTAGATCTGCTGGCCTACATCATTTGGGCGGAAGCGGAAGGGGAGGGGATCGCCGGGCAATGCGCGGTTGCCTCGGTAATCAAGAACCGCGTTGCCTCGCCTCGGTGGTGGGGTGGCACGATCCGTGAGGTTATCTTGAAACCCTATCAGTTTGAGGGCGTCAAGCGACTTGGCACAACAAAGCCTTGGATCCCCGATCATTTTCTCACGCTGGCCGTTCTGGCGACGCTGAACCAGTTGGTCGATAAAACCAACGGCGCTACGCACTTCTGCCGGCACGATGTTAATCCAGATTGGCGGGTAAAGCTTGAGTACAAAACCAGAATCGGAAACCACGTTTTCTACAGAGAAGCTTAAGCCGCTTCTGATTGCATCCAAGCTGCCGCCATTGCCCAAAGAGCGCTGGTTGTCGGCTTTGCCTTCGCCTGGCGCGATGGCGAAATGGCTGCAACTGCGCAAAGAGTTCTTCTGCACCCTCGGTCACGACAACGAGGGCTATTACATCCGGTGCGATCCAGAGCATTACGAGGTGATTCCCGATGGCAACAACCAAAGCGGCACTACTGGCGGCGATTGATAACCTACGCACATTGGTGCGCAATCTCCCTGACGATGACAGCGGCGGCGGCGAAGTCGGGCCGACTCCGGCCACACTGGCGCGGCCTCCGCTCCTTAATCAAGCATCGGCCTACGGGGTGACGGTGCAGCAGGTTGGCACGGAACGGCCCTATTGGGCGATCACCGTTGCCCGGCATCTATCCCCAGACGAGAACAAAGGCAAGCGCTCGGTCTTCGTTCAGGTCTTTGACGCCAACGGCTGGCGGGTGCGCGATTCTCGCTTGCGCATCATGTGGACGTGGGCCGGTCGCCAACCTTGGGAAATTGCCCCACCGGCTGCACTGGACAAAGTAGATGGTCCGCTCGAACTTGGCCACGGCAATCTCGATCTTTACTGGGGCGCACGCTTGTCTGTCTGGGTCGATGGCGATGGCCTACCCTCTGACGTGGCCCAAAACCTACACACCATGCACCCCGCGGAAGTCGGTTCAACCGGCGAGAAGTGGAATTACGAAGGGCATCACTCTTTCTACATCCGTTTCCAGCGGATGACGCAATAGGTAAGCCACAGAGCAACGAAAATTTTCTTTTGGTATAAAACCATTGCTCGCCCATCTTTCGTTTAACGCAGACCGTTCTATGCAGTCAGTTTATGAGCAAACGACTAAAACGCTTGCGTAATGCAGGCCAACAAGGCAACTACAAGCCGTCGCAACCCGAATTGCCGGAAGATTCGCATAGTGACAACGTCCCAGAGGATTCAGATAGTTCAGAGTCCGCCCGATCTGCCTTGAAGCACTACGATTGGCATGGAGAGTATGAAGAGCTTTGCCAGCGGTTCAACTGGCGCATAGCTGCCTACATCGCTTGGATGTCGTCACCGCGTCGCCTGCGCAAGCCCAAGACACAGAACGACTTGGCGCAAGCCATTGGCTTGAAATCAGATCGGATGTTCACCAAGTGGCGCGAGGCTCAACCGGAGATCGACGCCGAAGTCAAGAAGATCCAAGCGTCTCCCCTACTGGCCTACCGCAGAGACATTTATGATGCCCTGGTTGCCGGGGCGCTGGATGCCGAAAAAGGTCACCAGGATCGCAAGCTGGCCTTAGAACTTATGGGCGACTACAGGGCCAAAGCTGACAACAGTCCACAACTCGGCTTTGAGTTCACGGCGGATGAAGCAGCAGAGGCAGAAAAGGCGGTCGAGCAGTGGCACGCAGAAATACAGAGCAACCAGAGCGCGCCGAATGGCTAAAAAGTTCCCGGTCGGTTGCGTACTGGCTGCATCACCATGTCAGTATCGAGAATGCCAGTAACGGCGGCTGGGTGCGCTTTCTGCTCTGGCCTGCGCAGTTGGGTGTCTTGGCCAAGCTGGCAACGTCTCGACAACTGATCGTACTAAAAGCGCGTCAACTCGGCCTAACCTGGCTCGTGCTGGGCTACGCGCTTTGGTTGATGCTCTGCCGGCCATCGGCCACGATCTTACTGTTTTCGCTGCGCGACAATGAAGCAATGGAGCTACTGAAGCGGCTAAAAGGCATTTACAACCATTTACCCCACTGGTCGCGCTGCCGCTATGTAGAACTGAGTAGTGCGCATGAGTGGGTGTTATCAAACGGGAGTCGCGCCCTAGCTTTTCCAACCACTGGCGGTCGCAGTTACACGGCAACAATGGTGCTGGTAGACGAGGCCGATTTCATACCGAACCTGAGCGATTTCCTCAACGCGGTCAAGCCGACTGTGGACGCTGGGGGCCAAATCGTGCTGATCTCAACCGTGGACAAAAAGCAGCCGGTTAGCACATTCAAGGAAATCTTCAGGAGTGCAGAGAAGGGACTGAATGAATATGCCGCTATTTTCCTTCCGTGGTCGGCGCGTCCAGACCGTGACCAAGCTTGGTACAATCGCGTTGCTGCTGACGCTCGGTCTATGGGCAACGGCGACGACGATCTTTTCCAAGAGTACCCGGCTACCGTCGAGCAAGCTCTGGCCCCACTGCAAAAAGACAAACGGTTCCCCTTCGCCTGGCTCGAAGCCGTTGCATGGGACATTCAGCCTGTCGGCGGAGCGGGGCCGGCACTTCCTGGTTTGCTCGTGTTTCATCCGTCCGCTGGGGGTCGCCGCTATTGCATCGGCGCGGATTCTGCCGAAGGAAACCCGAACAGCGATGATTCTGTTGCGGTTGTCGTGGATGCTGAAACCTGGGGACAAGTGGCGGTGCTGGTCGGCAAATTGGAGCCTTCCGCATTTGCAGGATATATCGATCAGCTTGGTGCTTACTACAATCATGCGCCATGTATGCCAGAGCGCAATAACCACGGTCACGCAACCATTCAGAAGCTGCGCGACAATGGTCAAACGGCCATTCTCCTGGGCTACGATGATAAACCGGGCTGGTCGAGCAATGTCAAGGGCAAAAAGTTGCTTTATGACCTGGCAGCGGAAGTAATCCAGCAGAAAGCCACGTCGATACCTGACCAAGACACCCGCTTGCAACTGGCAAGCATCGAAGCGTCTACCCTTCGGGCGCCAACGGGATTACATGACGACTATGCCGACGCCTTCTGTCTCGCGCTGGCGGGTCTTCGGTGGAACTACGTTGCCGGGGAACAATCAACAGAGGTAGCGGCACCCGATCCGCTGGAAGAGTATGACCGTGGAACATTCTAAAGAGGGAGGGCTTACCGATATGCTTGGGCGCTTTATGGACATGCTTGTTGGCCGCCTGGGTCAAACCGGGGCAATCATCATCTTAGCACTGCTGACCGTGGGCTTTTTTGCTCTGCTGGCGGCTGGCACTGACGGGGAATCGCTAGGGAGAACCATTGTATGGCTGCTACAACTGGCGCAATGAACTGGTATCAACGGCTGATCGTCGGTCTCGCTGCCTTTGCTAAAGTCAAGCTGGTGCAGGTTGGCAAAGAAAATGACGGGGTGAGCGCGCCCTTTGCCCCAGCCGGCACGACGCTAGACAAGGATTGGCACGAGTTACTGGCCGATCAAACCGACGCGCGCGAGGCCTGGCGCACCAACCCGCTCGCCAAGCGCTTGATCGGCCTGACTACATCCTACGTGGTTGGCCCTGGCATCGCCTTATCCAGCGAATACGGACCGCTTGAGAAATTCATCCGCGCCTTCTGGTATCACCCGTCCAACCTCATGGATCTACGGCTGGACGAATGGAGCGACGAACTCGCACGCGCCGGCGAACTGTTCCCGGTGCTGTTCACTGGGCCTGATGGTATGAGCGAAGTGCGAACCGTGCCAGCCAGCCAGATCGAGCAAATCCAGTGGCGGAACGGCGACTATGAGACCGAGTTGGCCTATCGGGAAACCACCGGCCCCGGCGAACCTGAAAAGTGGTGGATCTCGCCGGCAAACCCCGGCGCCCATGACGTTGACGCCGGCGGCGAGTTAAGACCCTGGATGCTGCACTTTGCCGTCAACCGCCCGATTGGCGCTATCCGTGGCGAAAGTGACCTTGCCCCGATCCTCACTTGGCTACGCCGATACACCGGTTGGCTTGAAGATCGGGTGCGTCTCAATGCTGCGGTTCGCGCTTTCGTCTGGATTGTCTACGCTCCCCAGCGGCTCATGAGCGATCTGCGCCAACGCTACGCACGACCGCCACAGCCGGGCAGCGTCATCATAGCCGAGGAGGGCGCGGAGAAGTGGGAAGCGGTCACGCCGAACCTGAACGCACGCGACGCCAAAGAGGACGGCAAGGCAGTCAGATGGATGATCACGGCTGGCGGCCCTGGCACAACCCTTGGCGATCTGGGCGAAGCAGAGGGCGAAGGCATGAAAGCCGGCAAGGACACCGATGAGCTACGGCGCCGCTTCCTGCTGCGTCGCCAACGCTACTTCGGTCACATGCTGGCACTGCTGACCGTCACCGCCTACAACCGTTGGCTAGAGGTCGGCAACCGTCGCTATCGGCTGGCGACTGTGCAGGATATTACCGTACATGCACCGGATATTAGCAGCGTTGACAATGAAAAATTGGCCGGGGCAGCGGTGGATCTGGTGCAATCGCTACAGGGCCTGGGCCAAATGGTGGGCGACAGCGAGGCATTGCGGCGGTATGCGGTGCGGCTCTACACTCGTTACGTCGGCGAAGATGTGAGTGATGCCGAGTTTGACGAACTCTTGAAGGGAGTAAAAGAAAATGGAACGGTTCAAGACCCTGCCCACCAAGGGGGCGGCGACGGTGGACAGGGAAGCGCGGATCATTCGCGGGGTATCTCTAGCGCAGGCTGGCGAGGCTCTGGGCCACGGCGTTGACTTCGACGCCAAGACCATCGCCGCCATTGTCGAGAAGGGCAATAGCAAGAAAGCAGGTGTCAAGGCGCGCTTCACCCATCCCGGCTTATCCGCTGATGGTATGGGCAAGTTCCTGGGGCGGATCAAGGAACTACGCCTCTCCGAAGACGGCACAAAGGCGTTGGGCGATCTGCACCTGGCCGGAAGTGCCTCAAATTCACCCGATGGCGATCTGGCCGAATATGTCATGGACTTAGCCGAAGAAGACGCCACCGCCTTTGGAATGTCCGTAGTCGTGCGCAGGCACAAGCACGTTTGGCTTGATCCTGATACCGGCGCAGAGGTCGAACAGAAGCCGCTCAAGAGTACGCAGAAACGGCCCTATCTGCGCTTTGAGGAGCTTTCCGCCTGTGATGTTGTTGATGAACCAGCGGCTAACCGCGACGGGCTGTTTTCTTCGTCGCTATGGGGTAGCAATCAGACCGCGGAGGCCGCTTTCATAGAGTTAGACGCCATGCTAGCGCGACACGGCGTCGATCAGGCGAAAGCCTGGGAAGTTGCGCAAAAATACTTTAACGCTCGTGGTGTCGATATTCAGAAAGGATCTAATCTCGTGGAGCAAGAAACCACCACCACCACACCCGCCGATGCTGGCCAACCTGGTCACACCGGCACCCCTGACGCTGCTGCACCGAATCCCTGGGCAGTGGCGCTACAGAATTCGGCACGCGACGCCATGTTGATGGCCTCCGGCTTGCCCAAAGCGGCGCAGGACAAGCTGAAAAAGCAGACTTTCGCCACGCCTGACGCCCTGGCCGATGCCATTGAGGACGAACGCACTTATCTTTCCGCCTTCACCCAAAGCGCGGTCAAAGGCATGGCGCCGATCATCACCGAGCGGGATATGATCGTTCAGCGCGATTACTACCAAAACGCTTGGGATTGGATGTTTGGGGCCAACGTGGCGATGCCCAAGCCATCCATGCGGAATCTGGCCGGCCTGTATGTCGCCATGACCGGCGATTCCAACTTTTGGGGCGTCTTCAACCCCGAAGAAGCGCAGTTTGCCGAAGCGACGACCACCGCAATGGCTGGCATGGCTGTTAATGCGCTGAACAAGACAATCAGCGCGCATTATGACAACATGATGACCTACCGCTGGTTCGAGCAGGTCGTTGACGTGGTTCCACACGATGGCAGCACACACGACATTCAAATGATCTACGTGGATGGCCTGGGCAATCTTCCCACCGTGAGCGAAGGCGCCGCCTACACCGAAGCGACTCCCGGCGACAGCAAGGAGAGCATGAGCTTTTCCAAGCGCGGGCGCTACGTTGGCGTCACCCTGGAAATGATTCGCAAGAGCGACATTGTACGGATGCGCGCCATCCCGAAAGCCCTCACGCTGGCGGCAGTGCGTACCCGTTCGGCGGCGATTGCCGGTCTCTTTACGCAGGCCACCGGCACCGGCCCCACCCTGGCTGATGATAGCACGGTGCTTTTCCATGCGAATCACGGCAACCTCATGACAACCGCCTTCTCTGCCGCTGCCTGGGCATCCATGCGCCAAAAGATTTGGGAACAAAGCGTTCCCGGCACGTCGAACCCGCTGGGCATGTGGCCGAAATACTGCCTGGTGCCCATCGAGCTATTTGACCTCGCTTTGACCACCTTCGGTTGGGGCGCTGGCGCTGACATGGTTGGCCGCCCAACGAGCGCGGGTACGGCTCAAGAGGGGAATATCTACGGCGAGACCCGCATGGGCGACCCGCGGCCCGTCCCGATCCCTGTGCCAGAGTGGACAGACACCAACGATTGGGCAGCGGTGACCGATCCGAAACTGCACGCGCCGATCTGCATGGCTTACGCCGCGTCGCAGGGTGGCGGCTCCCATCCGATGCCGGAAATCTTCACCGTGACCAGTGAGACGAGCGGGCTAATGTTTACCTCGGATACTTTGCCGGTTAAGGTGCGTGATTGGTTCGCTTACGGCGTGTCTACCTACATCGGTATCGGCAAATCCAACGTCTAATTTTGAGTTGAGCGAATGACGAGGTGATCGGGTTGCCGATCACCTCCTGAGAAAGGATACGACAATGCAAGGAATGCGCTTTGCCGTGACAGTGCATCTTCACGGCACCCTGGCGGCTAACGCCCGCGGTGAGTTCAAATTGCCTGTTGGGGCAACCCTGGAAGCAGTCTCGATCTCCAACAGTGCGGCAACCAATGCCTTACTCGACGTTGGCACATCGGCGGATCGGGACGGCATCTTGGATGGCGTTGACTGTGGGGATAGTGGTACGCCAACACTCTTTACCTCGGCCAACCACAACGGCGCCTTGGCGACCGCCAACCAGCCCTACCGCTTTGCCAAAAGCGACATTGTCGCTTGGGATCTAGACTTTGACGGCGCTAGCGGCACGGCTGCGGCTAATTGCCAAATCGTCTTCTATTTCCTGGAGGGCTAAACTTCTCCGGAAGCGGCAACAATGACGATGTTTACCGGCGTCACTCGGTCGCAATGCCGATGACGCCGGAGCGACGAAGGAAGGTGTTATGCTCGACAAAATTGCAAATGGCGGCGAGTTTGATGCTGTCGCAGCCGTGCGCGTGCTGGCAACGGAGCTAATCAAATTGTCGGCGGCACTGGCTGAACTGCTGCCCCCACAGGAAGAAAAGCAGGTCGCGCCAACGCTGGCCGAAGTGCTTGGCAATAGCCGCTTGGCGTCTGCTCTGGCCAAGGCTGGCTTTGCCACGGTAGAGGCCGTGCGCAATGCCCCCGACGATGATTTACTGGCCGTCTCTGGTGTCAACGAAAAGGGCCTCGCCCAGATTCGGGAGAAACTTCTACTATGAACATCTACAGTGGACAAATCACGGTAGCAACCGCAGGAACCGCCGTGCAAGGTCCCGATGTACCATTCGTTGCCGGGGTGGCTGTCAAGGCGCATCCTGACAACACAGATACGGTCTGGGTCGGCAACAACGGCAGCAACACAGTGAGCAGCGCCAACGGCTTTCCGCTCAACCCCGGCGAGGGCGTTGTTCTACCTGGCAACCTGAATCAATACTGGTTTAATGCCGATGTGTCTGGTGAAAAGACTTGCTGGCTGACGGTGCTACGATGATCGATAGACTTCTTGGCGATGGGCCGCTATTGCTCGGCGGCGTTGGGCGCCGCCAACGACGCAATCCCTGGGCAGGCGCAACGTGGGCCGTGAGCGGGGGCAACGCGTACAACGTGCCGGCGCTGGGCAGCGAGCTGCTGACGAATAATGGATTTGATACAGATACCGCGTGGACAAAGGATGCAGGCTGGACCATTGGAGGCGGCGTTGCCGCAAAGGAGGCGGGATCTGCAAACTGGATTCGTCAATCAGTTGCAATTGTGGGTAGATACCACCGACTAAGTTTCGATATAGTGTCAATTAGTGCCGGATCATTTCGGGCGGGGATAGGAGGATATGCTTACGGCCCTAGTCTGACTGGGATTGGAACGGGGTACGCTGCCGATGCTTTGGCGGTTTTTGCATCGTTCAACGGAGTTAGCGCCAGCAGCACGGCAAGCGGAACTGTGGACAACGTTTCGCTAAGGCCATTTGTTACCGCCACTCTGTTTGCATCGCTGAGTGGATCGAGCAGCAATGAAGCGGCCGCCGCAAAAATTGCTACGATCACAACGGGTGGACTGGCGGGCGTTGTGGCACTACTGGACAGCGCCAGCAACCCACAAAATTTTTTGCACGCCTACCATGATGGCGTAGGCGTAACGCTGGATAAATGCGTTGCAGGTATATACACCAACCTGATTCCGCGTGTGACCGTGGCCTTTACCGCCAACGCTCAAATCGAAATTCGCCGACCGATCGGCAACACCTTTCAGCTTTGGTATAACGGCGTTCAACGCGGAACCGACCAGACGGTCGCCGACGCCGGTATCATCAGCAACACGCGGTACGGTTTGTTTAGTACGCACACCAACGAATTTAGTGAGTTTTCGCTGGGCGGCGTCGTGATTCCGTTCCAGTTCCCGGGGGCATAGCATAATGGCAAGCGCAATTTTTATCGTTCCGTTCGTCGAAGGCCAGGGCGCGCAACTGAGCATGGAGCAAATCGCGCCCAATGGCCCACAGGAGGGCGACGGGTGGAGCCTGATCGGTCAAGTGCCCCAGACACCAACCTGTATGGTGCGGATCTGGGCCAGTGAGGCAGCATTGGACGCACTGGCCGAAAATCCCGACTGTCTTTTTGTGGAGGATGTACCTAATGGCTAAGCGCGCTAAAAAGACCAGGCCGCAGATCAAGGCTTTTCTACGCGGCAAGAAACATAAAGCAGCGGATGTCAACACCCAGATTGACAGTAAAACCGCCGAGGGCGGGCTGATCGCCCTGCATGGTGTTTCGGTTGACGAGTATCGCGGTGCAGGCGGAAAGGCGGCGCTTTAAGTGGCTAATTACACACTTGACTACTCACAGCGCGGTCAAACCCTGCGCTACAGCGTAGCGACAGAAGGTCACGCCATCGCGCTACCGGTACTTGACAATAGCAGCCAGAGCCTCGCCTACGTTGTTGCGGCTGATGATGACGGTAGCTATTCTGTCGTCATTGCTCCGGCTGGGACAACGATCAATGGTGCTACCTCTCTGATCCTTCGCCGGGGGCAGTGGGTAAGAATCTGGGCCGAAGTGGGCAACACAAAGACCTGGCGCGCCCTGGTGGCATCTGGTGGGGTAGCGAACCAAAGCGACGTTACCCAGTTCGGCGCACGCGGCGACGGCGCGACCGATGATACCGCGGCGATTCAGGCGGCCATCGACTTCTCAAAGGCCAACAAGATTTGGCAGGGGGAGCGCTACGACCCTGACGATACCCGTCCGCGCGGCGGGGCGTCGATCTACTTCCCCCCCGGCATCTACAGGATCGCAGGACAAATCAACCTGACCAACATCAACGGGCTACGCTTTGTTGGTGCTGGACGGCAGTCGTCTATGCTGGTACATACGGCATCCTCTGGCGCCATGTTCAGCATCGATCAAATGCTTTTCACATCCTTTGAGGGCCTTGGCTTTGCGGCGGGAACTATCGCTGTCAACGTCAATGGCGCGCTGGCCATTCAAGGGCGCACGCCTGGCAACCGGACGACTAACTGTTTCAACTGGACGGGATCCGGTGGCGATGGCGACCGTTTCAACGTGTGGCGAGAGTGCGCAGTCGAGGGCGGCTTTGCCAGAGTATGGAATGTTGGCGGCAGCAGTGGACACAGCGAGACAACCATAACAAGCTGCCACTTCTTTGACTGTGACTATGTTTGGTACAGCAACAATTTGCAGTCCATGAATACGTACTTCATCGCCTGTGACGCCGAATTTATTAGCGAATCGGTGTTTTACTATGTCGCTGGTGGCTACTTGACCGTGCAAGGCGGCTCCTACATCAACCCCAAGCAAACGCTAACCCTGGCCGGCACCGATTCGGGCATTGGTACCAGCAACGGTCACTTTGTTTTCGACACCGTGAAGTGGGAAATGTATCAAAACATCGACGCAAGCACGGCGCCAAAACTGCTCTCCTCAACCTCGTCGGCGGCGGCGGTGGTCACATTCCGCAATTGCAGCAATATGGCCGGCGCGCCTGATAGTAGTGAGACCATTATTAGCACAACGGACGGAATGCGGATTGTGATCGATAACTGCGATTTCACTGGCGTGATGAGCCTAAGCCACTTCTTTTACTCTGGCTTTCTCACGTTTCGTGATTGCCGCACGCTGCCCACCGTTAGCCGCCCGATCTACAATGGGCAGGCGTGGAAAGTGTTCTACGAGCGGTGTGGTGGTGTGGTGGGGCCACTACTGAATCGTACTGATATTGCAGATCAAAACATTGTGCCGATAACTTATCCTAAGAATGTGTTGCGGCTCAAAGATTTCGCCTCTATGTCTGGGGCAGGAACTCGGACGCTGACTTTTGCGGTTCCGCCTGGGGTAATCTTCACGAATGCAATTATTACCCTCTCTCGGTCTGGTGGCTTCTCGATCGATATCAACGCGTACATGAACGCCGGAAAAACGGTTGCACTATTCGCCTTAAATGCGGGAACGTTCGTCACTTACCAGATCTTTTCGCCGACAATCAACTACAGCGGCGGGGTTGCGGTGGGCAGCTATGTATCGGGCAGCAATATCTATATTGATGTCGTAGCGGGCGGCAACATTGGCGTTTTTGAGCTCACCATTTCGCTAGAGTACATCATGCACGGGTAAGGGGGATAGATGCCACTTGCACTAACTGACTACCGGACAAACCTAAGCAACATGCTGGCGACCGCCGTCGATTCGACGCGCTGGACAACGGCGATGCTTGACGAGGCGCTACGCAATGCCCTGCAGGAATTCTGCGAGCGCGGGCCAACGGTGGAGGTGACCTTTATCGCCATCAACGGCTATGAGCAGAACATTGGCGATGATGTGCCCGATCTCTACAGCATTGAGCGCCTGGCGTGGCCCTACGAGACAGATCGCACCGATCCAACCGATTGGGCGGTGTCTTTCCGCATGAAAGAGCATGGGATCGCCATCCTGGAAACCCATGACGAGCCGACCGCGGGCGAGTTGATCCAAGTCATCTACCGGCGACTGTGGACGATCCAGAATCTGGACAGCGCGGCGGCAACCTCGGTCAACGATGTTCATGCGCGAGTTGTAACCACGTTGGGGGCCTATTACGCTTGCCTCCTGCGCCTGCGGCAGCTATCGGAGAACTCCGTTCTGATCATGACGCAGGATGACGAAGTAACCATAGCCACCAGCGGCGATAGAACCACAACCGTGAGCAGTGGCGACCGGACAACCACTGTCACCAGTGGCGACCGGACGACCACTGTCTCCAGTGGCGACCGGACAACCACTGTCACCACCGGCGACACGGTTGTTACTACTTCAGCCAACAGCAATCAGTTTCCGCCGATTCCGGTGCAGACGGTCACGACTGACCACCCGACCGTCACGACCGTGGACGATGTGCCGACCGTCACGACCGTGGATGATGTGCCGACCGTTACCACCGTGGAAGATGTGCCAACCATCACCACTGTTGAAGATGTACCAACTGTGGAAACATCGCGCACCCTTGCCCATGAGCAATACCAAGACATCACCGTGATGACCAAGGCACTAGAGAAAGCCATTGGCTATTTCCGCGACCTGGCGGATCAGCGGCTGGCCGGCATCCGCCACAACCAAGGCAGCTTTGTGAATCCCTCTTGGTCGAGAATAGGGCTGTAACATGGCGACAGAATTGACTATCTACGGCGATTCGCTCGTTATCACGCTCGGCACCGACTGGCCGTCTGGTGATTCGGTAGTGGAGAAATTCGAGACCGAATACGATCCGCGCGGCTGGGCCAACTCCACGATTGTGGCTGTTCTCAAGGAAGATACCGGGGGAGCGCTGCAAACGCTCGTGGGGGGCATTGAGACTTTGCTGGCCGATGCCACAGAGGGACGCCAAACGGTTTATCTCTCTGCGGCGGTGGCGGGGGAGGCTGATTTCTGGCGATCTCGCGTGCTAGCTGGCGCCCTAACGGCTGACCCCGTTCACCTGGGCGAGTGGCATAACACAGGGATCAGGGTAACGATTCGCGTCCGGCGCTGGGCGTACTTTGAGGCATCCGAGCGAGAATTGCAGCTTTCCAGCGTCGCCAACGCTTCTCCGGCAACGGGCGGCGTAACGATCCACAACTCGACTGATGCCTCACCCAGAGGAAATTACGCACAGATCGCGGCGGCGCAACTTCCTGGCGTCATCCCGGCACCGGTGCGGCTTGTTCTCAAAAACACGAGTGGCAGCGCGCAAGGCTATCGCACGTTCTACCTGGCGGTCAACGCCATCAGCGACCCGGCTAACATTGTCCACATCTTGGAGGGTGAAGCGGCGGTTTTCGGCGGTGGTGCGTCAACGGTGGCGGCGGGAAACAGCGGGGGTAGCTATTACAACTATAGTTTTACGACCAGCGGGGCCAACAAATGGACGCTGCCAACGCTCACCATGCAACGCTCCAAAGGCCGACGCTTCCGCATCCTGGCGCGCTTTTTCGATTATACCCCCGGCGTCTATGTGCGCCCTGCCGTGGCCGATGCTACCGGTTTGATTGAACTGGAATCCGGTGACGAGGTGCGCTTGCCAGACTCTGGGCGGAAGCTAATCGACCTGGGCGATCTGCCCATGCCCGCGGGTGGCGAGTTCGATAGCTGGCAAGATCACCGGCTCAATCTCAACCTGCGTTACACTGGCACGGCTAACTTCGACGTTGATTTTATCCAACTGACGCCGCTGGACAGCTACATGCAGGTCAACCAATTGGGCAACTCTATCAACAACAATGGCGAAATCAACATCGACTGCATTGGCGGGGTGGTCTACGCTGGCGGCAACGCCATCTACAGCCACCGGGGTGGGCCGTTGATGCTGATCCCTGGTCGCATCAACCGGCTGTACATTCTCTACAACCTGGATGTTACCGCGCCGGTCGATGGCTCCTTGTCCGTGCGCGCCTACTACCGTCCACGGAGGCTGACCGTATGAGCTATAGTACGATCTTTGACAACGGACCGGGAACCAACGAAGTCAATATGCCAGCCGGGGCCACAGCCTTACCGCTCTGGTACGACGAAACCGCCGAGGGAGGCCCACAAGCTGCCGCTATCGCTGTGACTGGCGAACTGCCTAACCTCTGGCCCTTGCTGCGCTACCTGGGGCGACGGGTGCGCATCCTCAGCCGCGACGCTTCGCCGGTCTGGTGGGGCAAGGTTCACGAAGTGCGGATCGCGCTGGGAGTTGGGTTACAAGTGGGCTTGTCGCTTGATAGCATGGTCAATCGGGTGGCGGTCCGCTACGAGATCCGCAACGATGCTGGCGCGATTCTGCGCACCAACACGGCTTACGCCGAAGACGCCGATAGCATCCTGACCTATGGCACCAAAGAGCAGTTGGCGCGCCTGCGGCAAGTCTCCCCAGCGCAAGCGGAAGCGCACCGGGATGCACTACTGACCGATCTAGCCTTCCCGCTGGCAACTTACAAGCCCAGTGACCTAAACACCCCGCCGGCAACCCTGCTTTGTCGCGGCTATGTCGATACGTTGGATTGGATCAACTACCGGCAGCCAAATGGTTTAATCGCCAACGACTTCGACCGCACGGAGGCATTGGGCGGCGATCAGCAAATCCTTGGCCAAGGGCTGACGGCTAGCACTATCGGCTTTGCTGCCAGTGGGCGGATCACCGACTTGACGGGGCGCATGTCCAGTTTTGCGCGCGGTAGCCGCATCAAAATCACCGGCTCGACAAGCAACAACGGTAGCTACACCGTGGACGCCGGCGCAACAAAGACGGCACGAAGCTATACGGCGACCACGATCAGCTTTGATCCAACCGATGACATTCACGATAGCGCGGAGCGGTTGAACTTCCTTGACCGGGATGACTATATGACCGTCACCGGCTCGGCATCCAACAACGGCACCTACCGCATCAAGAGCGTCGGCGGGGAACATTGCACCCTGGCGCCCTCAACCATCGTCACGGAAGCGGCTGGGGCAAGCGTGACCGTGTCCCGCGGTAACGCCCTCACCGTTGCCAGCGCGTTGACGGCGGAAGCACCTGGTAGCAGCGTCACGATCACCGTGGTTGGCCAGAAGATCGCGCAGAAGTGGACGCAGGTTGGCACCTGGAACGCTGGTGAAATTGAGATCCGCGTCAAGCGAATCAACGGCAGTGGCATTCTCTCTTCCGACGAACTACAATGCGCCATTCATGCTGATAGTGCCGGCGCGGTTGGCTCACTGCTGGGATCGGGAACCATCAGCATGAGTGATATTCCGCTTTACATGGATTGGCAGACCTTTAGCCTCTCCAGTAGCGTCGCCCTGGCCGATGGCACGGCCTACTGGCTGGTCATCTCGCACACCGGCGCGGATGACTATCAAGACTACTTTGTCATCGACCTAGATGGCGATCTGAGCTACGGCGGCGGCGCGCTCAAGCTCTGGGACGGGGCAAGCTGGGTAGATCGCGCACCGGACGCCGATCTGATGTTCCGCATCAAAGGCACGCAGGAGACGACGGCGCAAATCACTGACCTGGTTACGGTGGCGGGGCAATTCCTAGAGGGCGCGGATCTGGTGGATGCTTCTGGGGTGGATAGCTGGCAGTATCGCGACGGCACCACGACGGCCAAGGATGAATTACTGGCGCTCCTGCGCAGCGGTACGAGCAATGGGCGGCGACTGCTAGCGCGGGTGACCGATGAGCTTTACCTGCGCGTCTGGGAGCAGCCCGACCGGGAGACCGTCGAGCCAAAAATCATCTTTGGCCCAGATCAACAACTCTACAACCGCGTTGGCTCCCCACTGGCGCACGGTCGCCTGTGCGCCGGGCAATGGGTCGATCTGGCCGATGTGCCGCCGACCGTGGGCCACACGAACCGCATTACACCGGTCTTTGTGGAGCGGGCCGTGATGAATTGCCGGGATGATCTAGTGACCATCGTCCCCACCGGCGCTGACGCCGCGGTCAATCTTGGACGAATTTCCGATCTTGACCGAAGGATCTAAGCAATTTTACCGATAATTAATCTACATGGCGCTGCTCTTTCGGCGACGCTACCGACTCCCGTCCACATAGGACGCGAAAAGGCCGCTTGGTGGACTTCCGACAGTGAACCAAGCGGCCTTTTCTATTGTCCCGACTCCCGAGCGTCAGCACGATGTCACCATATCATACAACATTAGACCTGTCAATCTCTGTAACCTGACGGATTTGTAACAAAACGCGATTTTGGGGCTTGACAAGGTGACGGGCGGTGTGATATGCTGCAAACGCAGCAAATGAAGAAAACGCAGCAAAAGGGGATGATATGCAAAATCTCTCAACTGGTGAGGCTGCTAAAGTGCTGCAAGTCAGCCGGGATACGATTAGGCGACTGTGCGAAAGTGAGCAATTGCAGTGCGACCGGCTGGGCGGCTCCAGAGGCTGGTTTCGGGTGCATAGTGACTCATTGGAGCGGTACGCTGAAGAAAACAACATCCGGCTGAACTGGAAAGCGCTAGAGCAGAAATAGCATCGCCTGGGGCGGACTTCCGACAGAGCAACCCCAAGCAGCGCGAAGCACTTTAACAACCCACATAAGGCAACCGGACTAGTAGCGATGCGTCAGGCCGAGGTCGGCACGTGAAGCCCCGGACAGATTGCCTATAGATTGTAAAGACTGAATGATTTCTGACGTTCAGGCCGGATTGTGTTGGCGACCTGAACGCCGTCTGAAAGTGGTGCCCCTATCCCGACTCGAACGGGAACGTCCAAAAGTTACAGGGCGTTCAACCGTGCAATCGGGCTGACTGGCGCACTACGAAGAACGTCCAACACCTCGTCAACCTGCTGCAAGGTGTAGATTACGGTCGTCGCATATTCTGCATGACCCATTTGCACTTGCAATAGCCTATTGTAACTCTCGCCTTTGAGCGCTCTAGCCCATGTGGTAGCAAAGAGCCGCCGAAGGTCGTGAGTCTCCACAGAGACGCCGGCCAACCGAGCCGCGTCTGTCACTGCCTTGTATAATCCGCCTGGGGAAATTGCTTTACCCCCTTTCCTAGACGGAAACAACGGCCCTGAATCCATATCCAACAAATCAAGCCATTGGCTTAGGTACGAACCGGTAGCAGCATCGAACGCAACAATGCGGGCTTTGTCGTTCTTGGTAACGCTGGGCTGAATGTAGCCGGCGCCATCAGCATGAACAACAACGTCATCAATCATGATCGATGCTGCCTCCTCGCGCCGTAGCGCGGTGCCTGCTAACACGGCAATGATTGCCCGATTCCTGATCGGGTAGGCCATCCGCCAACAGGCTTGTAGCATGGCGGCCAGAGCGTCGAGCGAAAGCGGAAGGCGCGCCGGGGTTGATCCCCTGACTTTCGGCACAAACACACCGAAGTCAACCGGCACATAACCGGCCCGCTGCGCCCACCGGAACATCTGGCGCAGGCGCTTGACTGCATCATGGCGGCTACCATACCCCCAGCCGAGATCAAGCAACCACTGTTCGTACTCAGCAAGGTCATTGGCCGATAAGATCCAATCGGTTGCCGGCCCAACGGTCAGCCACCAGTCAACAAAGGCGCGCAGCTTAAACCGATAGCCCTTGACGGTCACCGGCTGGACTCTACGCCTGCAATCGGCAAGGTAAGCGCCAACAAGCTTATCTAACTGCTCAGCGCGTAGGGATGGGGAATCTACATCAAAACGAATTTCATGGATCACGGGTGCCTCCTGGGTTATAGGGAAAGGGGAGAAAATCGAGATAACCGGATTGTAGCGGAGAAAAGCGAAGCCCGGTAAACCAGCATACATGACAATGCGCTGTTTCTGGACTTTCGCTTTTGTTGTTTTGCTGACAATTTTGTAACAAAAAAGGACTTCCGACAATGCCTAAAACGACAACGCTTGAAACGACAACGCCCGAACAGGGAGAGGCAAATGCGCTTCTGACAATGCCTGAGCACGAGAAAGCGGACGCCATTGCATTGCTGTCCGATCTAAATCTTGATGCAACCAGGCTCTTCCGCCGATGCCTGGCGATTTGCCAAGTCGCCGACGCCGCACTACTCGCCGCAGTGGCGAAACTCAGTCGCGAGACCGATATTGCGCTCAAAGTTGCGACGGGGGTGAGCGATGAAAGCGACCCGATTATCTTCAACTGACGACGAAAGCACCCGATGGTGCGCCCTGCTTTGCGCAGTCACGCTGCAAGCGGTCTATGATGCCAGAAAGAACAACGGCTATGGAAGAGGGGTAGACGCCCTGCATTATCTCAACTCCCCGACTGCGCAGGATCTCCATGATCTGGCGGGGATCAACATCCGCCGAAAGTGGGATTTTGTCAACATCAACCGACGCAACCGCGCAAAACGTGCATAGCATGGTCTGTTTCTGCCAGAAATTCAGCCGCCATAGCGAAATAATTGCAAAGTGGTCTATTGATACCAAAACGCAAAAATGATGCAATGGCGGCTTTCCTATTGATTCAATGAGAGGACTTCCGACAATGTCCACGAACAACTATCTTGAACACTCCGTCGAGCAGATGAGCGATGCCGACGAACGCCGGCGCAACGCTGCTGCACAGTGGCAAGCGAACATTTACAGCCCTGGCGACATTTTGGCCTTTCGCCTGCCCACGGTCGAAGATGTCAACATCGAGCTACAACGCCACATCCCGACCTACACGGATATGTGTCGTAACTACTCACCGTTCCCAAGCACCGGCTTGACCGTCCTGGCTGTGCTGGAGACCGCCGACAAGCTGCCGCAGCACTTGCAACTGACTTACGTGCAGGAAATCATCAATCGCCTGGTCGGCTGGGTTGCCGACGAAACCGACACCGACCCGGCGCCATTTGACGAGGTTGCCGGCTTTGCGGCGGCGGTGGAATATCCGCAACGCGTAGAGGTGTTTTACACGCAGGGCGGTGCGTGATGAGCATCAAGGCAATGGGGTGGTATTGGGAGCATAGCGCCCAGTCTGGGCATAAGCTCCTGGCTCTCTTGGCGCTTGCCGATTGGGCCAACGACGACGGCGACTGTTACCCCCGAATGGAGCGGATAGCGCAACGAATCAGGCGCGACCCCAGAAGCGCACAGCGCGCAGTCACGGAATTGGAGGTTGACGGTGAGTTGCTGATCTATCCCGGCGAAGGATCGGGCCAACGAGGTCAGAAAAGCCCGCGTTATTACCTGCTACGTTACATGCAGGCGCACAGCATTTCGCTTCCGCCGATGATTGTGGAGGATGCGCGGCGGCGGCGCTGCCAAGATCGCATTGCCGGCCAAAAGGCTGCAAGGCTACGACGCCAACGGTTAGCGCTGACCGGTGACACGGATGTCACCCCTACCGGTGACACGGATGTCACCCCTACCGGTGACACGGATGTCACCCCTACCGGTGACACGGATGTCACCCCTACCGGTGACACGCGTGTCACCCAGATCCATCATATAGATCCGTCAGTATTTAACCATCATTCTGATCCGTCAATCATCCACCATCCACCATCCATAGATCAGGGCGTAATGGCGGGTTCGATGGTGCGTGGTGGTGGTTGCTCCATTCTCGCTCTTCAATTGATTCGGGATTACTTTAACGGCTGGAACAATGCAGTGACTTACGTCTTTGGTTTGGACGATCAGCGCTCTTGGACGCTTTGCACCTGGCTATGGGCTGAAAGGCTGCTACAGGCCAAAGCGCCAGCGGTTGAGGGCGATCCTTCCGCTCTGCTGCAATTCCTGGAAGATAAGCGAGAGGTCGAGACGGCATACACACCGTTGTTCACCGGTGTTTCCAACAAAATCGGGCTGATCCGGCGCCACGTCGCCAACAACTACCCCGCGCCTCTGCTCGATGTCGATGTCAACGGCCTACGGGCTGCAATCGAAAACGAGGTGTCACATGGCGAAGGGTAGAAAAGCGAAGGCGAAGACGGAAAAGAAGCGGCAACGGGGCCACAACGTCCCCAACTTGGGCGATCCGTTCCTGGCACTTCAGTTTTTCAAGGTTCCGCTACAAGATTTTCGGCGGTATCTCAAAAATTTGGGGCAGATCTGGTATCCCGATCTCGGCGTGTTGGCACCGGCGCGCACCTACGACGAGAATCGGCCCGAAGGATGGCCCACGGCGCTATCGCTGTGCAAGGCGGCAGGATTAGCCTACTCAACCGCCTCGTGGGCGCCATTTTGCGTGGCAACGGTTGGCATGGAGGTGGTTTCTCCGCATCTGGTGGCGATCCGCTCGTGGCAAAAGCGCAGAGAGAACGCTGATCAGCGTGAGCCGCTGACCGAGAACGAGAAAACGGGCGTTTCGCGCCGGGATGTCTTCGGCCATCGCGCCGGGCGGTCGAAGTTGGCGAAGCACCACCAGCACCGCCAGAGTTACCGGGGGGAATACTTTGGGGCTATCAAATCCTGGGTGCCGATCATGGAGTGGTGTCCGCTCCAACACGCTTACGTGCAGACGGGAGCATACAGCGTATGGCAACTAATCTAAAGCCCAGATACGGCCGTCTCGACAAAGAAAAGCCTCGCGGTTCCCAACGGGTCTACACCTACATTTGTTCCGATGGCGTGGCGCGCACCCGATGCTATCAACATGCCATGCTGGCCAAGGGTTCCCGCTACGGCATCCCGGCTTTCGTGAGCGAGTACGATGTTCCCAAGCACATGGGCAAAGCGCACACCGGTTCATGCACCGAATGCACGTGGAATCAGGCGGCGGGTGTGGTGTCGTCGAGCGATGAACCGCGGGCGGAAATTGAGTAATATATTCTGGATGGCTACAACGGCCTGCATTGCGAGATTTTTGCAAAAACGTATCAAACTACCATTCTGCTATAATCTCGCAACCGCAACCGATTTCACAGTCAAAAGTAGCCATTCTGTGATTGATGGCGGGTTGGCGTAGATCCTAACTCTACGCCAACCCAACCGATACGGGTAAGGCCGCACGGTCGCACCCGATTGTAACACGTACCTGTAAGGAGGTAAGAATGCTGAATGAGCATGCAATCATCATCGCCCTGGCGCTGCTTATTTTCTGGCTGGCCTTCGGCGGCAAAGCTGGCATGGTGGCGGCAATCCTCAGTGCAATTATGATGGTTGGAGCGCTACGCCATCCTGAGATTGCACTGAGTAAGCCGCAGGTTGGCACGCAGCAAGAGAACCTACACGCAACTATGCTGCTAGTCGGCTTGATTCTCATTCCGCCGATGGTGTGGTTGTCGCTGAAACGATTGTTTAGACGAGGTGGACAATGACAGGTGCCCCGGCGTTACTCATTATCTTGGCAATGGTTGGCATGGGCGTCTGGTGGATCGTCCGGTTCCGTGACGCTATCGGCTACGCTATCGGCGGCATTGTGCTGGTGGTGGCCTACAGCGTGGCGACAACTGGCGGGCCGCCTGAGTTTGGCGAGCATAAGCCGCTGGCAATGGTGCTTGTTTTTGGTGGCTTGCTCTTGCTCTTTGCTATCGACACGACCACGCGAGCAACGGCAATGGGCAAGGCAGCGCGGCGGGCCGGCAGTCCAGCGGGAACAGCGGGCGCCGGGTGCGCTTGGCTCAGTACAATGGCCGTCATTGTGATTTTAGCCGCCATTGTACTGGCGGCGGCAGGGGGCGGGCGATGATTCACGACAAACGCAGTATCAAGATCGCACTGTACATCGTCGGGGCCATGCTGCTGATGAGCATGGGCCTGATTGCCTGGGGTATAGAGGGGATGGCGACGCTATGACGGTGACAATTACGGTTCCAGTGCGCACAGTCTACATGCAAGGCACTGCGCACCATTTGAGCCGAGCGGGATGCAATCGGCTGCTGGCATGGCTATTCAGTAATGCGGAGTTGCTTAGGGGTTGGCAGGATTCTGGCGAGTACGTGTTTCGTGTGGAGGCGCAACGATGAACATTCAACGCTTGAAGGCACCGCCGATGGTGATCGGCCTATTCTTGGCTGGGCTGCTGCTGTTTGCCGTTGTGGGCATTGCACGCAAGGCGACCGGCGCAACCGTGGCTGATGCTATGCAGAACAACATATCGGGCGCTGTGGGCCGTCCTGTGCTGCCAGAGCCGCAAGCGGTAGCATTGCCAGCGCAACAAGTCGTGGTGATTGTCGTGACAGCCACACCGACCCGACCGCCACACAACTGGCTTGACGTGGCGGTTGATGTGACCGGCGCGCCGTGGGTCTGGGCTGATTCGGCCTGGGTTGCCTGTGGACGCATTGCCGCCAACTTGGCCTATAGCATAGACCAGAGTGAGCCGTCTTGGTCGGCATGGTACTGGCTACACGCCAACCAACGCCAAGCCGTTTATGACCGCTGTCAGGAGGTGACACGATGAAAAATGAAACGATTACGATTGAGCAGCAAGAGGGGATGGGCCTACGCCGACCCTCACAGAAGTTTGTGCCGGCTGGGCCGGTGCGGCGGCAAATCCCGCCGCCGCCGCTAAATGCCAGCGTCAACCACACCATTGATGCCGCACCAGTGGCGACGCAGCACGTCGAAATGAAGACAAGCGCCGTTGATCGTTCGCTGGGCTTTCTGATTGCCTCAGTGCCATTGTACGCCGGTTTTGCGCTGTTGGTGCTACTGGTAAGCATCTTCTTCTCTGGCGTGCCATTGTTAAGTTTACCGGCGCTGGTCATCTTCTGGCTTTCCTTCGTGGCGGCTTGGGTGGTGGGCTACTGCTACACATTGTCTGTGTCAGCAGAAGGGGTAAGCCACTACGAAGCACGAAACAAATGGGCGGTGATCCGTGAGGAACAGCGGCGGCGGTGGGAACACTATGAGCGATTGACCGGGGGTGAATAAATGGAACTGGATACATTGATCGAACGAACGCAAGCCATTCGCGATGCGCTACCCGTCCCCAGCGTGAAACAGCGTCTTGCCTCGGCGGCGGCGGAATTGAGCCTTGCCACCAGTAATCAGGCGCGTGTCGAATTGCTAAATGAAGCGGTGATGAGCGCAACGAATTTATGCTATCAGGTTGACGCTGACGGGGTATTTTGCAATATTGACCGGCGCACCCATCGGCTACTATTCCCGGCGCCGTGGGGTAAAGCTGGCTGGCGAAAATGGGGCGAAATGCGCGAATGGGAAGCGACAATTTTACGGCAAATTCTGATCGTGCGCTGCCAGATGCAACGGGTAATTCCCCTTTTTGACTTCAACGGGGAGGGGAGGGCTTGGCACATCAATTTGCAAGATTACCCGCGGTTAGATCTGGCGCTTTTGTACTGGAAAAAGACCCCGATCACGTTGGCGGAATGGCGGCTACATGCTGACGCCTACCGGCAACGGGCGCACGAACGAACGTTGCGCAATGCGGGGAAATAGCTATTTTAACAACTATCAACAGGCTATCGGGACGGCTATCAACTGCCTATCGATAGCCTGTAAACTGCCTGGCGGATGCCTATCAAAACCCTGTGGCTTGGCGTGGGTCACGGTAGGGCGAATATCTGGTAACATTACGAAGGGAGACAGAAGAATGTCCAAACAGTGGGCGCAGCAAATGCTGAATAGCAACGCGGTGATCCTCGACACCGAAACAACCGGCCTGGGGCCGTGTGATCAGGTGATTCAAATTGGGGTAATTGATGTGCAGGGCAACGTGCTTTTTGATACGCTGCTTTACACAGATTGCCCCATCGCCCCACAGGCGAGTGTTATTCATGGGATAACAAAAGAGCGGCTGATCGGCGCGCCGACTTGGCCGGCTATCGAGCTTGATTTGCTTCAAGTTTTGGACAATCGGCCAGTGTTAATTTACAACGCCGGATTTGATTTTCGGATGCTAATTCAGACGGCGCAGGCGTATCATCGTCCATGCAATTGGATTACGCACTTAGATGCTCACTGCGTCATGAAGCGCTACGCCAACGGCGGTAAATGGGCCAAATTGGAGGGTGGCGATCATACCGCATTAGGCGATTGTCGGGCGACGTTGGCATTGTTAAAAAGGATGGCGGGGCATGGGTGAAAACAGCTATCCAGGCGGCAAAGGTCAGGTTTTCCGATGGCTAATTAACGAGATTCCGCCCCACCGGCGCTTTATTTCGCTTTTCCTGGGCCATTGTGCAATTATGAGAAATAAGCGCCCGGCGGCGGTGAATGTTGGCCTAGACTTAGACGCCGATGTCGTCGAACACTGGCGGAACCGGCAACCATCCGCCGGCGTCATCGTCGGGGCTGACGCTCCTGCAGTGACGGCGGGCGCGCCG